CGGTGGCGCGAAGGCGCTCCGCGACGAGCTCGACGCGCTCGGAGCGCCCGCGTCCATCCCCGCGGCCGAGGCCGCGCCCGCCCTCCGCGCGGCCATCGCTTCCGCCAAGGGCGGCCTCTCGGTGGTCCGCGTGACCGAGGGGTCGGGCAAGACGCGCGCGAGCATCGACGTGCTGCGCGAGCGCGCGCGCGCCGTCGGCGACCGCGAGAAGATCCCGTCGTCGATGAAGACGCTCTACGTCGCGCCGACGCACGCGGTCGCGGCCGAGGTCGCGGAGGCGCTCCGGGGCGAGCGCGCGGTGTACCTCCGCTCCGTGCTCGCCGCGGGCGGGTGCGCCTACCACGTCCCGCTCGCGCGGGTGACCGCCGCCCGACACGCCGTGCAGACCTGGTGTGAGGGGTGGGGCATGGGCTACAAGGGCGCGGCGAAGCCCTGCGAGAAGCTCGACGGGTGCCCCGCGCGGGCAGGGGCCGTGGTCGAACTGGGGGCGGGGAGCCCGGCCGTGGTCGTCACGGTTCACGCGCTCTTGGAGCAGGGGCTTGCCGCGGTGGGCCAGGGCGCGCTCGTGATCATCGACGAAGATCCCGACGCGATCGAGACGACGGCGATCACGCGGGAGGAGCTTGAGTCCGCGGCCTCGGCCGAGACGGAGTTCGCGCGCTCCGAGCGGTTCCGCGCGCCCGTCCTGCGCGCCCTCGCGGCGGGGTTGGAGCGCGGGGACCTCCCGACGAAGAACCCGCTCGCTGAGGTGTTCGCGCGCGGCGTCGAGGTGCTCCAGGGCGACGCGGCCTGGAAAGCAGACGTAGAGCGCGAGTACGGCGCGTCCGACTGCGACGCGGTGCTGCACGCGTTCGCGTGGCGCGTCGTGTGGACCGAGTACACGGACGCGAAGGGCACGACGTGGCGGCGCCGCGGCGCGTGGGCCCCGCGCCCCTCGAAGCGCGCCCACGAGGCCGTGACCGCGGGCACGATGAGCGAGCGGTTCACCGCGTCCTCGCTCACGCATGCGACCGTCGCGCGGCTGGTCGCGGGGGTCGTGCAGGAGAAAGCGCCCCACGGCGTCGAGCACGACGAGCGCGCGGTCGCCGTCGTCGAAGTAGCCCCGGGCGACGGCACGCGGCGCGTGCTGCGCGCGGTCATCGCGTCCCCCGCCGTGTCCTACGCCCTGCGGCACCGAGGCAGCCCCACCGTGCTCCTCGATGCGACCGCCGACATGGCCGTCGTGCGCGCGCTCGCTGAGGGCCCCGTGCCCGTGACGGACGTCCGCGTGGCCGACGGGGCGCCGGTCGGGCGGCGGCTCCTCTTCTGGGCGGGCGCGTCCCGCAAGCACGTGCTGGCCGCCGAGGCGGGCGAGATCCGGTGGGGTGACGGCTTGGAGCGATACCTCCGCGTCGCGTTCGCGCAGTTGGTTCTCGCGGGCGCGCGCCGGGTGGGCCTCTTCACGTGGAAGGCCCTCGCGGATCGGTTTCGGGCGCCGGCCGGTGACCCCGCCGCGGACCCGATCGCGCGCGCCCTGCTCGACGAGCTCGCGGCCCAGGGCGTGACCGTGACCGTGGGGCATTACGGCAACGCCCGCGGCCGCAACGACTGGGCCGACTGCGACGCGCTCGTGAGCGTCGGCGACCCGAAGCCCAACGTCGGGGCGACGCGCGCCATCGCGGCCGTGCTCGGGCTCTCCGAGCAGCACGACGCCGTGTACCGCCGCGCCACGGCCGCCGAGCTCTCCCAGGTCGCTGGACGGCTTCGCGCGCCCTGGCGTAGACTGCCCGCGACCCATGTCCATGTGGGAACCGTACCGCCCGCGTCGTGGGACTCCCGCGCCGACGTGCTCGAACTGCCGAAGGGGACCGCGACCGAGCTGGACCCCGCAGCCGCGCTCATGGCTGTTCGCGTGTACGGGTCGCAACGCCTCGCCGCCGCCGTTCTCGGGGTCCACCGCAACACGGTCTCACGCACCCTCAAGAATGCAGAAAACGCCTATTCTGAAGGCTGTCACACGCTGCACAATGTAACACCGTCTGAGATATCTCAGTTGGTGGTACGTGGTGCAGCATGTGACACCCTTGTTTTGCAGCGTTTCAGCGTCCCAGAGCCCGTACTCGACGACGCAGCGTTGATCGACGACCTCGGCGGCGCACCAACCGTTGCCAGAATTCTCGGCGTTGGCCGTGCGACCGTCTATCACTGGCGTTCCGGCGTGCGACCGATGCCCGAGGACGCTCGCCAGAGACTCCTGCGGGCGCTCCATACGCCCGAGACGCCCCAACGCCCGCCCCTACCCACCGCGCCCACTCCAGGCCCCGTCAGGGCACCCGGCGTGCGTGGTTCGACCCGGAGGTGACCGATGTCGCGTGACCCCTGCGCGTTGTGTGGTCGCACGGACGTGCAGACCTATCGCCGCGGCCTTTGTCGCTCCTGCCACCGCAAGCTCTCCGACCACGGGATCGAACTGCCGACCGACGGTCGCGATACGCGGTGGGTCGTGCAGTGGGTGACCGCACTTCCCGAACCCATGCGCCGCGCGATCACCGCAGCGCTCCAACGTCACGAGGTGTCCGATGGCACGTAAGAAGTCCGCTCCGAAGCCGACAGCGCCCACGCCCTCTCCGATGCCGCACAAGCCGGCGAATCTCGGCAGTCACGGGGGGAAGGTGGCGCTTGATCTCGCAATGACCTATCTGGCCGAAGGTTTCACCGTGACCGCCGCGGCCAAAGGTGTCGGTGTGCACCGCGATACTGTTCGTGCGTGGCGCGACTCACCGGCCGGTCAGAAGAAGCTCGATGAGATCAGGAAGCAGCGCGCGGCGCAGTTCGCCGACGCCGCCGACCAGGCCCGTCGCATTCTCCGCGAAGCCGCACCCAAGGCCGCCACGCGGCTCGTTGCACGCCTCGGCTCGAAGGTGCCGTTCGAGGCGGTGACCGCCGCCGACCACCTGCTCGCGCGCGTGGGTCTGCCACGCACGACGAAGGTGGAGACGGCCCCCGAGGAAGAGTACGACCTCTCGAAGCTCTCCGACGAGCAGCGGGCGAAACTCGATGAGTTGCTCGCGATTGCGAGGCGTGACGAGTGAGACTGCGGCTCCCGAGCAGCGCGGAACTCGACCGTGACGCCGTGGCGCGCGGGGGTTTCCGTGCGTTCGCGCGCATCGCGTGGAGCATGGTGGAGCGGACGCCGCTCGTGTGGAACTGGCACATGGACGCGGTGTGTGAGCACCTCGAAGCAGTCACGCGCGGAGAGATCGTCGAGCTCGTGATGAACGTGCCGCCGGGGCACTCGAAGAGCTTGCTCACCAACGTGCTCTGGCCCGCGTGGGAGTGGTCGGGTGACCCAGGCCAGCGGTACATCTGCGCCACCTACGCCGAACGGCTCGCGCTGCGCGACGCCCGCAAGACCCGCACGCTCGTCACCTCGGACTGGTACCAGGCCCGGTGGCCGGGCGTGGAGATCCCCAACGACCGCACGACTTCGACGGCCGTCTCGACGTACACCACCACGGCGGGCGGTTTCCGCTACAGCGTCACGGTGCATGGACCCGTGACCGGGGATCACGCGCACAAGCACATCATCGACGACCCGATCGACCCCAAGCGCGCGGCGCTCGCCTCGGGGATTGAGCTCGACTTCGTGCTCAACTGGCACGGCGAGACGATGAGTTCGCGCTTCGTCGATCCGACGCGGCCGACGACCGTGCTCATCATGCAACGCCTGCACATGCGCGACCTCGCTCAGAAGCTCATCGACGAGGGGGCGACCGTGCTGTGTCTTCCCGCGCGCTACGAGCGCAACCACCCGAATGTGTACCCGCGCGACCCGCGCACGCGCGAGGGCGAGCTGCTCAACCCCCAACGCTACCCCGAGGCGACCGTCCAACGCCTGGAGAAGCGACTCGGCCCGTACGGCACCGCCGCACAGCTTCAACAGCGCCCCGTCGCGGCCGAGGGCGGTACGTTCAAGAAGGCGTGGCTGCAACACTACTGGACGGTGCTCCCGGCCGGTGGGGTGTTCACCATCTCGGTAGACTGTGCGTTCAAGAACACCGACGACAGCGACCTCGTGGCGTTCCAGTGCTGGTACGAGTGCGACGGGAAGTTCTACCTCGTGGACCGGTGGACGGAGCGACGCGACTTCAACGCCACCTGCAGCGACCTCTTGATCTTCGCCGGGCGGTGGAAGCGGGCGACCGAGAAGCTCATCGAGGGCAAGGCCAACGGCGTCGCGGTGATGAACGCGCTCGAACGCGTCATGATCGGCATGGTGGAGATCGAGCCCGACGGCGGAAAGGAGTCGCGGGCACATGGCGTCGTCCCGCTCTTCGCGGCGGGCGATGTGCTCCTCCCTCACCCGGAGCGCGCGGAGTATCCCGACGGCCGCCGCGGCGCCGAATGGGTGCGCGGTGGCGTCAATGACCTCGCGCTCGACGCGGCCGAAG